ATAACCACTTAGTTTATGCAACCAATTCCATGTTTGCGTATCACAAAAGAACAATGATGCAGAAGCATTATTGTACCTTGGGTCTAAGTAATTACTCAAATCATCCAAGAAATCGTCCTGTGATTTGCTTGCTATTGACAAACTAAACACATTTCCAAAACTTGATATAAAGTCAATGGCTCCCTGTGTGAACCACTCGTCACCTGAATCATACTGAGAACCGAACAATAAAGATTGTTCAATATCCCATTTATGTTCGATCAACTTTTCTTTCCAGACACGAGCAAACTCATTTGGTTCATACTTTAGCACGGTAGCACGTGTAGTGTTATCCATTGCCATTGCAGTTTTCCAAATTTGAGTTCGTCCATAGCCAGTTACGAAAGGTTGGTCTTTCCATGTTTCAGGATAACCAGAACCTTGTGAATGAGCATTTCCAACAACATATACTCTGGAAGCTTCTAATCCATTAGAAGTAGTTGATCCTGCAATAGATGAGCTATAAGTACTATCGCCAACTGGTGTATTTACACCAAGTGGGCCAGCATAGTAATCATCGCCTGCATCTTTTGCTTTTACAACTGTTCCTCTGATTAGAGCAGCTTCACCATGTGTATGCGCTGTAGGAGGGCTCGTTGATTCGTCCTGTAAGGTAACCCCGTCCACTTGAACGACTGCATAAGACTTAACAGCTCCAGCTGCGGAATCAGAAAAATTAACTCTAATCATCTGTCCCGGTAAAAAGAACTGGGGTTGTGTTCCGTCTGCACCGATTACAACTTCTTGACCACTTTGACCATAAATGTTCTGGCGATTGCCAGATTTTTTATAATCAGTAGCTAGTTTGATGTAAACTGTGCTTCCCTGCGATTCGTATGTATCATACTGTGTAGTCTGATTACTCGATTGGTTTTCTACAAAAGTAGCGTTATCGTTACTAAATGCAGTCGCATATGCATATCGTTTGTGAAAAGATGGTCTACGTTCTGTGAATTTAAACTCGGGATCATCCGTTGGTTTCTTCGAAAGTTTTGATACGAGTCTGAAGAAAGGATCAGAAGCTATATTAAGTTCTGAAACTCTATCTCCAAAGTCATATTTTCTACGAAGAACTCCAGTGTCGAGACTGGTTCCAAGCCTAGCGCCTGAAGAACCTGCCGCAGCATCAGCGGTTGCCGTTCCGAGTTGAAATAAATCAGCCATATTATTTACCTTTTAGTTAATTGTTAAAGGTTTTTAGTATTATCCAAAAACCTCGTCTAATTGACTGTCAACACCTAATATGGATTCAAATACTCGGTCATCAGTGGATTGCTCGACCTGTGTTCCGCCTGTAGTAGCAAGTGAATTTGGACGATCTTGCGTTTCACGCATTTTATCGTGCATCTCCTGTCTTGTACTATCAGCTATTTTCTCGTCCCGATTTTTGCGATTCATTAAATAATAAATATCATCTAATTCAAGTGATTTGGACTTCGCAAATTCAACAAATACTTCCCATTCTTCGTCTGACAATTCATGTTTTTGACGAAAAGAGGTTTCCTTTGCTAATTTATGATTTTCTGACTTTTGCCCTTGCAAGGCTTTTCCAAGCCTGCGCTGAACAATGCCATCAATTGTAGCACCAAGCACTTTCGCAGAATCTGATTGTGGAGTAGAAAAAGCTTCATCAGCGTCAAACACGAAATCCTCTGATAGGTTGAGTTTCTCAGCCATATTCTGAGGTGTTTGACCACCACCCTCAAAATAATTACGAACATGCGCAATTAAATTAGGGTCGTCTCGCATAGCATCCAGTATCGGCATATAAGGCTCTAGCTCTTGGAGCTTTCCATTGAGTCTTTTTGCTTCTCTACTTGAATCACTATACCTTTTCTTTATTGTTTCTACATCAGTAGAAACCTGCGGTTGAACTTCACTTGGGCTCGCTAGTGTATTACCACTGTTATTATCCGAGGTTGATTGCGAAGGTTCGTCTAAAATACCAGCATTAACACTATTGTCTAAAGCTTCAAAAAAATCTTCAGGCATTGCGTCTATGTTGGTCTGAGCATCGTTACTTTCGGGGGCTTCTAAAGCGTTACCTACTTGTTCTTGACTCATAAGTTGTTTCCTTTCACTCTTTGTAAGTTATAAAAAAAAGTATTTAAAACCAAACTACTCTTTTTTACTCTGTTCATTAGAAAGATTTGCCTTCATCTCAACTTTCATCTTGTCAAATTCAGACTTAAGCATACCTCTTAGAAGTTTTTGTTGGGCTTCTGTCTCTAGAACGTCCTTCCTTATTTCATTACCTGCTTCGCCTACTTTCATCTTAATACCAGCCTGTACAAGTTGACGTTCCAATGTTTCAATTGTTCCTTCACTATCTTTTAATGATTCCTCCATTGAAGAAATCTGTGACCTCATTTGTGCATACATTGACTTTCTTTCCACTATACCCTTCTTATTTCTTATATCTGTTTCAGCTATCATAGCAATATCATCAATCAATCCTGCCTGAAACCATCTAAAATATTCTTCAAGTAAAGCCCATCTATTGACTGGCATTGTAGCTCCAGCTATAACTCTTACATCAAATCTTGCAGATGCATAATCCTTATATTTTCCTATAGCTGCGCCATAATCATTATAAATTGGTATATTAACTCTTACTTCTTTTTCCTGTTCCTGAGGTGATTGACCTGCTTCTGGTTGAACAATCCTAAATACTTTCTCTATTGAATAATGATTTTGAGCAATCATTTGAAAACATTTACCTAAGTGTTCTAAACAAGGTTCTACTATTGAACCCATCCAAGCTTTTAATCTTCTTGTTCCAAATTCATCATTAGCTAATAGACCACGATAAGTCTCAGGTTGCTCTTGTGTAAATCCCATCATAGCTGAAGGAACTCCACTTATATACTCAGCATCTGCTTTGCCCTCTTGCGTAATAGTATAAAAAGCATTATTTATAGGGGCCGGTAATACAGGAGTCGGAGGAGTAAATCCCTGTCTGTATTTCAATAATGCCCCCGGTGATGAAGAATACTGTTCCCATTCTTCTTCAGGTACTGAGCCTTCTTCATACATCCATCTTAAGTTGGAGGCTAAATTTGCATTATGTAACATTATCTGATGAGCTTTATTAATCTCTTGCTGTTTACCAATAAGAGGTATAACTGCGCTCATTGCATATGGTGTTCCAGTGTACATATATGGAACTGGAATTATTGGATACTCACTAATTGGTAAAGTATACTCATATAAAAACACATCATCACCAACAGTGCATGTCAATACAATTCTATTCTCATAGAATTTAATTGCATCAACAATATTCTTTTTGGCTTCATCGCTGTTGGACAATATCTGAAAATCACTTTCAGACATAACTTGTTGTTTAATAATCGTTGCGGCATCTTGAGCTTCCGATGTTAACTGCATTCGTTGTTCTTCCACCGCTTGAGCAGCCATCTTTTGAGCCTTTTCCATTTCTAGTTGCGCTCGATCAGGTATCATTTCACCAGCTTCTACAGCCTGTTGTAACTGAATTTCTTTCTCTTTTAGACCTACTTCAATTTCCTTTTGGAAATCACTAATCTTTTCCTCTACCTGTTCTTTTATAACTGCCAGCTCAGCAGGTGGTGGAGTTACTCTTATAAAAACATTTCTATATGCAAACTTTTTCTTTGAATATGTTTCATAGTATGGAATTACATCATCATCTTCAGCTTCCAAATTAACACCCATTGTAATATCTTCTGGCTGTATACTGTAAGATTCCTCAGTATCTCTCTGTGAATATGATACAACATTGGTACTTTTGGCTACACGTTTTATCTTTGCTTCATGTTCAGGTAGCATATTTATCAGACTTGACCTTGACAAATTCTTTCTAATCATTACAAAAGTTGCATCTCTAAATAGAAAATCTCTACTGGCTGGATCAACATATACGTCATATGGATCAATTCTACTAAAATTAACCTCTCCCATTCCTCTGTCTGCATCTTTATCAACATCTACAAGGAAATATCCAATACCCTTGGTTAAACTATCTAATACTATTTGACTATATAAAGACTTCCCATTTGATAAATACCAGCAATAATCTGCAATATCAGAATGTACTTGAGCTGTATCTACGTCATCACCAGTGGCTCCAACTGCCTTCCATCTTGGGTTATTGGCAGTTACAAAGTATTTCATTATCTCTACAATAGGAGTTACCCTATTTATTGTAAATGTAGGCATACCGGCTTCTTCTAATGAATCGACCTCTCTCTTAGAGAGTTGTTCGTTTAGATAAAAGTCAAAACCCTTTTGGCTTAGAGTCTGCCACCGTTGTCTGTGACTATTGTTAGCTCTTTCCCAAAGTTGTTTGTTTACATGTGCTCTTTTCTTATTAGTTATTCTTGCCATTTAAATTAACCATTTCTTTACTGATTCAATAAAATGTTCGGGATCTCCCTTACCACCTTCTGTATTATAATACTTCTTCCAATAAGCCGCCTGACCATCCAATGAACTAGGCATACGCTTAGGAACTCTCCAGTACTTTAAACGACAATGAATGATACCTGCTGCGATGTTCTTTTCTAATATCTCTGCCCATATTTCCTCATCATACATTTGCCAATATTTTAAGTCTATAAGACTTGCCTTTGCACATCTACCCATCAATCCTTTACGATGCTTTAAATAGTGAGCAAGGTTATCAACAGCTGAAGCTGGTTCCACCTGCCAAAATGATCTGGCGGGGCCGTCTCCCATTTGTCTAATATATTCATACCTAGATTCTACAATCCCGGTTGCTAAAACAAGTTCAACAGCATCTTTAGATGCATATTTCTCTCCCATTTTCAAACAAGTATTCTGAACGAGAGATCGTATTTGGCCAATACTAATCACATTAGCCTCCTATTTGTAAGCTACTTCTTTTTGCAGCTATAACTTCGACCGTCCCACGAAAAAGACTTTGCATTGCCTGCGCAACCAGATTTGAAAGCAGATTGAAAGCTTTTAGCAGCCTTTGAACCTTTCTCATATGAAGCATAAGCACCACCCTTAGTAAGAAGAACTTTTTTCGCTCCTTTTCTAATCCTACCCTTAGGAGAAAGCTCCCCTCTTGGAACTCCCTTTGGTTTAGTAACTGGCGTTCCACGCTTGCTCATCTTTTTTAGCTTGCGCATTTTAAGCCTGCCAAGAAGACTACGTTTTTTCTTCTTTTTACTTGCAACCGGGGCTTTTTTAGCTACCTTAGCTGGTTTAGCTTTTGACACTGCTTTAACTGGGGCTTTCTTAGCCACTGATTTCTTTAAAGACTTAGGTGTTAAAACTGGTTTCTTAACTGCTGCCTTTTTCTTAGATAATGCTTTGACTGGATCTTTTTTAGCTGCTGGTTTTTTCTTAGCTGCGACGGGAGATTTCTTTTTCTTAGCTTGCGGAATTAATGAGATTTTCCTATTGGTTCGCAAGAAATCAGATATATTGTCTCCAGATGGTTTTTTCTTTGATGCTGCTTTTTTCTTAGCTGCCACTGATTTTTTCCTAGCTGCCGCAATGGCTTGCAACTCAGCTTTAGTGTATCCTCCCCTATTCGCAGCTGTTGCTTTTTTCCTAGCTGCCTGAATTTTTTTCAGCTCAGCCTGACTGTATCTTCCCCTCGCTTTTTTCTTTGCGGGTTTTTTCTTTTTTGGATATCCCGTGATCCCTTTAACATATTTTGATGCCATTATTTTATTCCTTTTGTTAAGCGACTAACCAACTTTTGGCTTTTCTTGTTGGTTTAAACCACCGTTTCTTTTCTTTATCACGCTTCATATTAGGCGGAAACGAGTGCACTTGCGCGTAATAAAGACTTTCAATTGTATCGTCATGTGCCATTTTGGGGCCAAAAGTAACTATTTCATTGATTAAATCAAACATATTCTTACGCAAATGAATGGTTCCCATGCTAAAACGTGCTGAAAGTCCGCTATATATACGATTTCTCTTATTAGTTCCGCCCGGTTTCTCAGGTATTACCGCTATATCGAACCTATTTATGCGCCTTCTTTCATCATTTAGAGCCTGAAATATACTTCTATTCATAGCCACATCCTCAACTGTTGACGATATGCAATGATATTTCTCATGTAATTCTAGTATATAATCTACTACACCCTTCTTACCAATTATCTCTCCAGTGTCTGGTGCCTTACTCCCGATTGTCGGAATACTACGATGTCTTTCATATTCTAAAACATATAGTTCATTATTTGCATCTATTGCTATTACAGTTATTACTGAGAAGTCAGCATGCTTTGTATCAATATCTGTTGCGGGGTCACATCCTATAAATATGTTAACCGGTATTTGTTCCCCATTTTTTACTATATAATTAACATCATCCTCATTTTCATAATAACCATCCCAATAACTAATATGTCTTCTTGTCCAAACTGCGTCCTCATCACTCATTACTTCCATCATATATTCTTGGAAATACTTCTGTGGTTGACCTGAGTCTGAATAGAACTTCTTCTTCTCTTTCAGTTTCTTCGCATTAAAGAATGAAGACCATAAGGGAGCTCCATCATCAGTAATGGCTTTATGTGTAATTACATTCCAAGCAAAATCTTTATTACTCTTTTTAGCTTTACTATGACTTGTAAGCAAATTGTTGATAAAAGAATCGTAATGTACGGGAGTACCATTAACACGTAACCTGCCAGTGTGAGGCTCAAGCGCTGGGTAGACAACAGCAGTGACAAGATTCGCGTTCTTATCCCTTGCTTCTCTTGTAATTGTGTTTGCTTCATGTTCAAAGTCATCCAGTACTATTAAATCATATCTTTTGTGGAGTTTTGCTCCACCTCTTATACCTGAAACATTTGATTTACTGATTAACTTACAACCATTTGTTAGTTCAATATCTTCTTCTGTCCACTTAGTTCCTCTCATACTCCCAAAATAATACTTTATTTTATCATTATAATCCAAGTGATGCTTTATATAATCCATATTTCCTACACTAAGTTTCTGTGTGGCAGATACCCATGCGTAGAATAAAAAATCTTCTTTAGAACAAAAAAGGAAATCTTTTAGTATTGATGCCTTCGTTAATACTGTTTTTCCATGTCCACGAGGTATAATGATTGCAACCTGTTTTGTTTCTTTATCATCAATTACATCAGCAATCTCGTAATGAAAGAATGGAGTATCACTACGCATGAAGTCATCAGCCAAAAACAACTTACCAAATGCAATCAGGTCTTTACTGGCAAGCCTTAAAGCGTCTTCGGCTTTATCTACATTCTGACTATTTATATTCAATTTGTTCTACGAAAATTTTTTCTAAATAAATCATACTTCTTTTTAGGTTTACTATCATGTACCTTTACCAAAAATTCTTTAGGTAAACCCTTCGGGAAAAGACCAACCTCCTTGCCCTCTTTTATTCCCTTAGAAGTTACTTCCTTCATCATCCCTGTTTTTACAAAATCCTTTTTAACATATGAAATTGGTACTTCAAACTCTAAAAGAACACCATGTTCAGTATTGGAAATGATTTCTGCATAATCTCTCTGTTGCGTTACCCACAAAGACTTTTTCTCACCTGAGGCAACGTGTCCTCCTCCACCAACAAATTTACCTTCTTTAACCATCCTCCCTGGGTACCAGTTATCAACGCCTCTATAAAAAGTAACCATTTCCTCCCCAGCCTCTTTAGCAACTTTTAATGCCCTTTTACCAGCAACCATTTGACCTATAATCGGAATAGCAGCTGCGGCAGACCAAGCTGCTTCACCAAACTCACCTTCTAAAGCGTATAATGTAGCATCTGTTATATCAGCAATATTTCCATATGCAGGTGTCATACCAGCTGCCATTAATGCAGTATGGATTGACTTTGTACTTTTTTCTAGTTTGGCGGGCTTTTCTAAGCTAACATCGGTCTTGTCAGCGGCTGCTGTCATCATATCAAAAACTTTATCACTAACCTTACCGTTACTCATTTATCATCCTATCAGGTACTTGCATACCTTCTATAATAGCCATCATTCTTTTTAAGTAAGTTACTTGTTTAGATGATAGTGAATACAAATTATATGGTAACGACTTCTTATATTTCTTTAAATCAGATATTGCAATATCCAGTGGCAATTCTATTTTACTTGGTATTGTAGGGTCTCTCCAGTCACTTTCGTTCATTTAATTCTCCCAACATTTAATTCCATCTTTGGTTAATTCAGTTGTTACCCAACCAGTTCTTATAATAGGATACATAGAATAACGAGCATAATTAGCATATCGCAGGAATGAACCACCCCTGACATACCACCTTCTCCTAAGAGATTCTTCACCATCTACTATCTTTATTGAGTCAACTGGTTTAGCATATAACTGATGATTATGTCCCAATATGAACACATCACCATCTGAATATACTGATGATAACTTATCCAACTCAAGGTCACCATTCTTTGCTCCGCTCTTACCATGCCCAGATACAATATTCCATACAGAACCTGCAATGTCCACAGATGTATAACCGGGATACTGAAAATATGGAACATTCATCTCAGCAGCTAGAGTTTTACATACATCAAAGTCCAGTATGGTATAACTTCTAAGGAAATCGTGGTTGCCACCTCGTATAAATAGGCACTTATCCTTTATTGGTTCAACAAGTTTTAAAAATGCAAGATATTGTTCATCTGGTGGAATGTTCTGACCTCTTTGATTGATTGCCTTGTATCCCGGTGGTATAAGTTCAAGTAAATCTCCATTACCAAACCATCTTGCGTTTCTATCTCTTTTTATTATTCTAACAGCTTCCTTAAACTTCTTCAAGTCAAATTCAACAGCACCAACATGAATATCAGTTAAACAGTGAATACGAAGCTTCTCTTTTGACTTTATGGTAAATACTTCACCGGGCTTTATTGACGGAAATTCATCAGGTATTGATGATTCAAGTGAAACTGAGAAGTTTTTAGAACAAGAGTTACATTTGAACTTCTGATTTGTTTTACTCTTATTAAACTTTTTACCGTCCTTTTTAACATACATACTGGTACAATATGGACAAACCATTATTTTGACTCCCCATCTGATATTTGTTTCTGATCTCTCGTAGCTCCCTCTAATTCGTCTGGCGAAAAGCCTTGGAAGACACCAAGTAAACCAACCTCTCTTTGTTTTATGGTAGCACCAGAGGTTCCGACTATCTTACCTAATTCTTTAGTTGACTGTAATATAATGTTATCATCCTCACTATAATCAGCCAATCCTTTTAATTTTCCTAGTATGTATTCATGGTCTATACCAAGGCCCTTGGCTACATCTAGAACTGATTTCTCTATTTCTTTCATTACTCTCTCCTGTTTTAGTAGTATTGTTGCTTTTTTCCTAGCCTTATTATCAGATAATTCTGTATATGCGTTCTTATATGCTTCTACTGCTCCCATACCAACAACTATATTGGTGGCAAATTCTCTTTCTTTCTTGGTTACTTTCTTTCTTTCGACTACCCTTTTATTGGTATTTTTTATCTTCTTACTAAATGTATATCTATTTGGGTGCGAACTGAAGTCTGTATCCATCTTAACATTTGGCCTATTGAGAAAACTTCCGACAACAGTCCTTACCCAACCGTTGGCATACTTATAATTCTTTCTATCACCGGGGTGTTTAACATCCTTACTGACCTTTAAGAGTTGGACAATTCTATCATCATCGCTCCATACCCAGTCACCTTCATTGGCTTTACGCCAGTCAAATACTACATTTGTACCGGGGTTGTACTCTAGAAACTCTTTCAACCCATCATAAACATAATGGGTCTTATTTTTAATGGACTTCTTTTCCAAATCTTAATTCGTTGACTTGACTTACTAAACTATCAATTAAATCATTTACCTCTTGCGGAATCATATACATATGACCATCTATCTCAATCGGACTATAATCATGTGATAAATTTTCAAGTACAAATTCCTGTTGTTCTCTTGGCAATCCAGATAATTCTTTTATTTCATCAGCCATGGTGGAACATAAACCATATTTTATTCATACTCAACACTTACATAAGCCATTGGGGTTACACTTGCTATCCATTCTGGGTTAAAATTAGCTTCAGCAACATATTCACCCCATATTTTCTTACCGCCTTCTATTCTTATCGGTTGGACTCCAGACCATATTATACTGTCATCCAACATACAGTAAGCATGGAAATATGCATCATATTCACCCTCATCTACTGAATAAATAAAGTAAGTAAACACCGGTCTCCAAGTATTTGCATTGCTTGATTGTTCTGGTTCAGCATAAAAATACAAAGGAACCTTACTGTCTGAATCAATTATACGATGTTCGATTGTCATATAATCATCACCACATCCAGTTAGTATTAATAGAAGTAATAATAATCTCACTTCTTCTTCTTACGCCAGCTCAGAGGATTCATGTTAAATTCCTTCTGATACCATTTCAATTGTTCTTCCATGATTACCATTCTTTCATCTTCAGCTTCAATATGTTTTGCTACCAATTCCTGTATTTCATCACTTGCTTCTGACATGCTACGCTCAAGTTCTTGGATTC